TCTAATAACATGTACAATTGCTTCTGCATCTTCTAATGAGTTTGCAGAGTAAGGTACAATTAAGTCATCGGCTGGTACAAATTTTGAAACAGCTCTTCCAAGTAAATCATCGTAGTATATTTTTTTGAAAGTAGAACCGGACAAAGGTAAATAGAAAAGCATTTGATCAAACTCAGGTTCATACTCTGGCATTTGATCCATGATTTGATAGTTCATAAAATCTTTTACTCTATTTGCTTGGTCTTGTTTTTCATTAGAGATATCTCCTAAGATCTGTGCTCTAACGGGACCATCAGCTGGTAATAATTCTTTGTAAGCTTGCGCTTGAAATTGTGTAACCGCTTCAGCAAGAACAGGATGGTTAACACCACTTGCTCCTCTAAAAGGTTCTGTTCGTCTTTCGTATTTAAATCCTAGAAGTTCTAATCCTTCTCTGTAAGTGTTTTCCCAATCAGCACGAGATTCTTTGTATTCTGTATATTGATCAAAAAGAGTACTACCTAACTCACCCAAGTATTGGTCTTCCATAATTTCAGCTAAGTTTGAAAAATGATCTTGGGATTCTAAACCTTCTGCTTTAGGATCAAAATCAATTTGAGCTCCACCTTCTTCGTCCATAGTAACTTCAACACCTTCAGAAGATTCTTCCATTTCTTCATTTGGTACAGTAACTTCTTGCTCTACAAAAGCTTCGTCAGTAATAGTTTCGTTGGGTAATGTATCGTCTATTTCAGCCATATCTCTTTCCTGTTAATTAATGTACACCTTTTTGGCTTTTATATCATATTTAGTAGGTTTGGCAACCTTTCTCGGTAGGCTTTCAATTCCATATTTATAATAAGGGCCCATTTGACTTTCTAAATACTTTTGTCTCGCTTCTTCTATTTCTTGTTTTGACGCCGGTACTTGATCGTCATCTACCATACCCATACTTGCACCAATTCCAACATCAAAATCTCTTTCAGCTATATTTCTAACTTTTTGTGATTGTGGCATTGCTGCTAAATTTTCTTCTAATCCTCTTTGTGCAAAATCAAAAGGTTCATACAAAGTGCCTTGTTCAAACTTTGCATCTTTACCTTGTAATTTATCTTTTACAAATTTTCCACCACTTGCAACAAGATCGGGTAAATTAAGAAGACCTTCTCCAAATCTTTTAACCGTATATTCAGAAGCATTTTTTCCACCTGCTCCTTGATCTATAGCTGTTGAAAAATCATAAGCTGCAAATATAGGATCTAAAACTATAGCTCCTTTTCCTACTCCTCTTAAAGTTTTACCTCCATACTTTATAATTGTGTTTAAAGCGTTTTTAACTGCTGGCGGCATTGTTAAACCTGATTGTGATAAATCAACTACTCCGGCAAAACTATTTAATGGAATTCCGTTTTTAGCTGCAAATCTTTTAGTTAATCCAATTTGTTTTTCTACTAAGCGGTTAAGATCTGCCTTATCTGATTTGTTTAAGTCCGCTATAACTCTGTTTATATTAGGTGAGGTAATAATATTTCCTTTAGCGTCTTTAACTCTTGATAATAATTCTGTTAGTGCAGGTGCTGTTCCTATTGGTTTTTTACCTATTTGTGCCACAATGTTTGGCCCTAAAGATTTGTAATAGTTTTTAGTTGCAGCTTTCATTTTTCCAAATCTTATTTTTCTTTCTTCTGAAGTTTTTTGAGGTAAAGCGCTTGCAGTTTTCCAAGCCGCATCAAAAGTTCTACGTGATCCTGCTTCAGCAATATTTTCAGTTCCAAAAGTTAATTGAACATTATCTAAACTTTTACCAATTCCTTCTACATGTTGAACATTCCATACACTTTTATTATTTCCACGTTTATTATAACCCAGGGCTTTATTTATTTCTTGAGTTACTTTTTCTGCTGCTAAATATTCTTTTTGTCGGTAAGGTAAAAAAAGCCTTTCTGCATTTAGTCCAGCTTTTTTAATGTCGGACATTAAACTATCATATCTAATTTTATTATTGTTTTTATCTACAAGAACAAATTTTTCAGTTTCTACTCGATTATAATTTTTTCCCGATTCAGGTTTATTTCCTAAAAATTTAAGAAGTCCATCCTTACTCTGAGCGCTTCTTATAAAATCGTTCCACACTAAACTATTAGCTTTTTGTGTTTTATAAAATTTAGCCTCTCCTCTTCTTCTTTCTCGTGATCTTTCCGCACTCATAATACGATCTCGCTCTACAAGAGTGGGATTTTTTTTTAAGTTAGCTTTATTTTGTATCTTTCTTTTGTTTTTTTCAGCATCACTTAAATTTTTATAACCTTTTTTATCAGTGTACTTTTGTCTAATTTTTTTTTCAGATACACCTTTTTTTCTAAATTCTTCTAATTTTTCTTTAGTTAGAGATTCTTCTAACATTTGTTCAGTAATTTTTAAAGGTGTATCCGTATAAATTACTGTACGTAAAATAGGATGATTAGCTGGTGTTAGACTTTTGATGTTAGTGTTTTTAAGTCCGAGTTCTTTTACTTTACCTAAAAGTTCTTCTCTATTTTTAAATGTTGTTTGTGTTTTAAAAATTTCTTCTAAAGCTTTAGCAATTGTAAGACCAGCATAACTTCCTGGTGCATTTACTAATCCACGCTTCGGTGTTGTTATACCGCCGTCCTTGAATTTAAATACTACCTCACCCGTAGTATTTTTACCATCAGATGTAAGTCTAAATTTTTTATTAGTATCATCATTGCCATACTGAATAGTACCTTTGATACCGTCTTTTCCTTTTTCTATAAACGCTGCACGGTCCTCGGCTCCATAGCCACCAACCAAGGTACGCGAACCGTCGGGATTAAAATAAGGTTCTATAAAAAACTTTCCAGGTTTATCACCTTTAATTTTTTTTACTGTCTTACCTAAATTGTTTATGATGTCTGTGAATAGAGTTTCTTCGGCCATTACCGTCTCCGTAGACTGACAATGCCGCCTTTGAAATAACTTGTTCTTCCACCATATCTGTAACCTGTTCTTCCTCTGCCTGACTTATTACCAAAAGCATCATTAGTACCTGTGGATTTAGATCCAAAACCTCCTCCTTTACCATCTGTAAAACCTTGTTTGTCAGCACTTGCATAGACAGATGCATTTGCTGCTCTTGCTCTATCTGCTGTTGCAGCTTCTTTTGCTTTCATTTCTGCTTCGGCTTTTTGTGTTGCTGCTTTTTTTTCAGCTATAGCCCTATCAAGTTTTGCTTGTTGAAATTTTGAAAGAGTTTTATAACTCATCATTTTGTCAATATAATTTTGTAATTGTCCAACATAGTCATTAGTTCCAAAACCAGATACAACATTTTGACCAGACAATACTGAACCGGGACCATATTTTCCTAAACCAGAATTAGGGTCTCGACCAATCATTGCTGCGTCTTCAAACTGTAAATTATCAGATGTTCCAAATACTCTTGTTCCTGTAGTTCCATCTAGAAAATCTATTTGACTTTGAAGAGCTGGATTATAATTACTTGCTCTAGGATTTAATGGATTTCTTGCTGCAGCTAATCTACCTACCATCGTATTATCCATTATATTATTAATTAAACTTTTTCCTTTATCGACGCCTGGAAGTCCAGAAAATTTATCAACTACTGAACTACCAAAGTCTTTTACTCCTTGAACTGTTCTTCCTAAAAAACTATTTGGATCTAAAGGTGTTCCTTGAGGACGAGAATAAGGATCAAGAGTTTGTATTCCTCCACCGCCTCCACCTCCGCCTTGATATTGATTTATGTTTTGATTTATAATTCCTTGACTAGCATTAGTCGTAGGTGTCGTAGTTGTCGTAGTTGTAGGTGTTGTAGTTGGTGTAGAACTTCCACCAAACATATCTAAATATTGTTGTAAGGTATACTGACTTTGTAAAGTCGGGTTCTGATTATATACGCCTGTTAAATTGTTTATATCCATTAATAATATTCTCTTATTGGGGTAGGAATGCTATCTTCTTTTTCATCATCAGGTAAAGTTATAAACCCTCCCTGTCTAAATCGCATTACTGCCTGTGTTGTACTGTCCACCAAATCATCATGATCTCCATAAGGAAATGACGCACATTCTTCAACTACCTCTTCTGCGAATTTCATATCCGGCGCCCATATCATACCCGATTCGAAAATCGGTGAACAAGCGTTAACTCTAGCATGTTTATCGTTACCTCTACTAGGAGTGAAGTTTATAACAGGTATCCCCATTTTACGCAACTCATAAGTTAAGGGTAATCCAGAGGCTTTAGATTCTATTATAACAGTATCCGGTTTCCAATACTTATATTGCTCTAATGCTTTTTGACGTAGCTCTGGAAACTCTAATCGTTCTTTAACAGCATCTAATAGTATTAAATTAGGTGGACTATCTGCATCTGGCCTGAATACACCCCAAGTAGTAATAGCAGAGTAATCGGCA